TGTTGTCTTCTATAATACCAGTAGTAGGCACTAAAGATGTATTTAGTGGGCTATTACCAGAATCACCAAACTCTCTAACAGGTACAGCTATACCGTCTATATTAACACCTGCTGAATTAATTACACGCAAATTCATTCTATCCACGCGCTTTAATGCCATCTGTGTATTGTCACCACTAGCCATCATGGTGCTTAACGGCATAGGTTTAACAGTAGGTACAAAGTTACGACCCACCTCTATAGTAGCATTAAGCTGTCTTTCTGCATCTGTAAGTTCAACTACGTTAGCATATTGTGCCGCATATCTAGGTGGCAGTACGCTGTTACCTGCAACAACATTAATAAGCTGATTGCCTGATAAATGCTTTGTGCCTGTTAGGTATTGTGGATGATAGTACCCACCACCCAAATCCTGTGGCTCAAACTTAACACTCATATCCATCAGGTGGTCTAGTGTAAGTCGTGATAGTGTAAACTCATAAGCATCATTATTTGAGCCGCCTGTTTGACATAAAACGTGCAGGACATTGTTTACAGAAACAACCTGTTTATACTGATCTACAGTGCCTGCAAAGTCAGTATTACTACCTTGTATCTCACTGGCATCAACAGCAGGGCGCACTTGGTCAAACTTAGTGAACCCAGTAATGTCTTGATCGCGCAGTGTGTTCATTACAACAGCAGTACCATCTTCGTTGATAATGAATACATAGTTAGCATCATCTGCCGACACCGCAGTAACCGCATCCATGTCTACAGGAGAGTTAATTAGGTGCGATGATAATACAGACATATCTACGCTTCTAAAGCCTTCTTCCCTGTAATCAAAGATGAACTGTCGTAGTGTTCTGCCATTGCGGTCTACGAACAATGTAGTGCCATCTAGGGCTAGTGTAGGAACATCCTCACTGAAGCTACCATGTTGCGTTTGTTGTTGGGCATCAAGAGTAGCAGGGGTATTGCCTGTAATGCTGTACTCCGCGCCCTCAGTAAATACTGTAACGCCACGACCACCAGTAACGTCAACAATAGCACTCTTCGAGCCGTTAATAGTAAACAGGAAGCCTTCAGATGCTTCGCCTCGGTCTACTTTAAAGTCTAAATAAACACCCGCTTGTGATGCCATTAGAACCTGCGGTCTGTCGCGTGTGCCGCCTAACCATAGTCTGCCTTGTGCAAATACACCAAGGTTCGGATAGCCCCTTGTAGCACTCCAGATAGGCTCTTTTGTATCCCTGCCCTGCACATAACCATTGAATGTTATTGGGTGTGAGTTTGTAGTGCCAAAACCAGTCATTAAAGGATAGTCATTAGCAGAATCGCCTGACATATTTACAGTGTATTCTAAAGCGGCAGTTCTGGTTACAGTAATTCCAGAATCTCCAAACACAGGCATATCCTGTAAATTAACCTGCATAGACCTTGCTGTAGCAGTTTGCTCGTCAGTGTTAGCATCGCCATGATAAACAATCTCTTTACTTAACACCCCATCTATTTCTAGCTGATACTTATCACCTGCAACAAAGTTTTGGTGAAATGTAACTGTATTAACCGCTGTTATTTCAGTTGGGCTAAACCTGTCATCAAAGTCATATCGAGGTATATTATCAAATGTAGGAGTATCGTAATAAAACAACCCATCATTGTTGTAGTTATACACTAAGCGTCTAGGTGCAACATTTTTGTTGAATAGTAATAATACATTTTCGTTACTAGCAACACGATTAGGATAGTTTGTGCCTAATCCATGATTAATGTCTTGTAGATATGTTGTTGCTGTAGCCGTTACTCTAAATATGCGTAGGTTAGATGGCTGAAAAAACAACAGGAAGCTGTCATCTTTGCTAACTTCAAACTTATGTAGCTTGTAATCTTCAGATATGTTGGCAGTATCTAATTCATAGAAGTTCACATCCTGTATGGACATATACGCATTGCCCATATCAGTGCTTGCTCTGCGGACTAGTCTCCAATAACGTCTAACAAATGTGTCAGCACCGCCAGTGGTAGATACAGGTATATCAACTCTAAGACGAATGTCTTGCTCAAAGTTTGTAATTTTTGGGACTACAATGCTTTGTTCGTTTGTGCCATCTGCACCCCAAGTACCATTAGCACCAGTAGTAGAACTTTCCAAAAGAAACTCTGTGCTTTCTGGAGCAGGATCGCTTGCATCAGGCTCGACAAACTTGATACCAACAAGGTCAATAAAGCTAACGGTTTTTGTAAATGTTGGCGAAACTGGAAACTCATTTTCCCACATGACTACATTGGCACTATTCTGCGGACCACTTAACTCTACTACCGTAGATGTGTCGTTGTCGTTAAGATCAGTTATGTCACTGCCTGCTCTTACTCTAGTAGAAGAAAAAGAGGCATTGGTCATTCGCACAGTTTTACCCTGCGGAACGTCAACAAACTCAGAGCCCATGCGTCTCTTGACCCCACCTTGAGGGGTAGTGACTACGTTACTAGCGATTTCCATGCCCTGATAGTATTGGTCAAGATCAGTTCTTGATTTTATATTTTCAGATAACTCGCCACTAACGAACTTGTTTTGAACAAAGTTGCTTCTAGCCATTAGTGCCTCACATCAAGGAATGGTCTACTCTGTATTGGTGTTATTGGGTGTTGCTGACTGTCAGTGTATCGAGCCATGCGAGATTGGTTCTCATACTCTAAAGCCATGACTTGTTTGGTAGTCGCGTTGTCGCGAATAGACATAGCAAAGTCTTTAGCTAGTGCGTACTCAATCATCTTAGAAAAGTACACAGGAAACACTGCTTCAGAGACATTAGCAATATAATCACAATATAGATCACCACTGTGATTAATATAAACCTTGTCTTCAATAATTTGGTATGGCTGATTTGGATTCAGCTTGATTAGTGTAAGTAAGTCAGATGGCAAGGTGTACTTATCGCTCCACTCTTTACCAACGATAGCTGTAGCTTCTTTTCCTAATTGCGCTTTCTTACGAGCAAAACCCCAACGATACTTTGTTAGTTCGTTCTGCACTACATTATCATACAAGTTGTTAGCTACAACCTGTGCGCGAGAGTTGCCAGTAAGTGATGTTATTGGCAAATCACCTATCAGAATTAATGCGTTAGAAATTAAATCTATTTTACTAGCCATGATTTACCTTTATGTAGAAATGAAAAGGGGGGCGAACCCCCCTTATAAGCCTAATTAGGCAGGTGTTGCATCGTAGTTGATTTCAACTAGACCTGCGACATCACGAACAGCCGCGCCTGCTTTCAACATACCGTTGCACAAGAAAGAAGTTTTCTGTGGAACGTAGTCAATAGAAGTTTTCATGTCGATGCCAATAGCAAGACCAATAGCTTCTTTACTGTAAGCGTATGCACTTACAACATCAGTGGCAATAGTCAAGCCGCCTTCATTGCCTGCACGATCCTCGATAACAACAACATTAAAGCCTGCAAATGTGTTAATTTCACCATTTACTAGAGCTTTAACTGCTTGATAGTCAGCAGAAGTAGTTTTTTCATCAGCCAACAGACCTGCAAGACCTGCCGCGTTAATAGCACAGTATAGATCACCTGAACCAACGCCTTGCTTAACAAGTTCTACTTTAGCGTCAATAAGGTCAGTAGCAACAAGACCAGTAGTGCCATCACCAACAGCAGTTGGAGAAGCGGCATCCATAGCATCAATTACAAGTTGGTCAAGTCTACGACCCAACGCACCTGCAATAGTAGTTGCTAGTTCTTGCTTTTCATCAAAGTTTACTTCAGCCTGATCAAAAATGTCAGTGTACTCTGGAGCATTCCAGTTCTCCAAAGTTGCACTAATAAGGCTGTGTGCAACATCCATTGGATCAACATCAGCACTAGTAGTCTTTTGATTAGCTAGACCTTTGCCCATTGCGCGGAACTTGTAGGTATCGCCAATTACGTTATTGCGAACAGTTACAGTATCGCGAAGAAGAGATGCGTTTTGAAACGCGTGTTTTACCATGCTGTCAAATTCAGTAACAGCTACTGGAGATAAGTTAATACTCATTATAATATCCTCGAAAAAGAGATTTTAATTTAAAAGTTTTTCAAGGTTTTCGCTGAGTGCCCAATAAATTTGGTCAGCATCCAACCTAAATTTATCGAGCCTATGGGGATAGGGTATTCGATGCGCTAATTATAACACCGAACACCCATATTTGTAAACATTATAAACCGCCAAATGATGCCATCATCTTCTGAACTTTGCGTTCATGGTTAATATCAACACTGCGGAGAAGGTTTCCATTTTCATCTTTCTTAAACATTTCAGCTTCAACATCTGCCCACGTAAGACCTTGTGGATGCTCGCCACCCTCAATGGGTAGTTTAGCAGGGACAGTTGCCTTAACGATAGCTTCAATCAACTTAACGCTGTCAGCAGTTGTTACTAGTTCTTGCACCTGACTGTAAGTGTCTGCGTCTAGGTTGTTTTTTAAAAACCCTTCAACAGTCTTTAGTCGCTGAGTAGCATTCTCGCCTAACTTCTGCATTTCCATTTCTGCTGAAACTTCTTCTACTGCTTGTTCCTGTGCAGTTAAAAGTTCCCATGCGCGACCATACGCCTCTTGAGACATATTAGTGTCTTTAGCAAACTCAGTTAGTTCAGCAAGTAACGCATCGTCTTCTTCTACACCTTCAGGGGCAACGTAACCATCTTTAGGCGCACCTTTAAAGCCACCAAACTTCTTTTCTAGTTCGTTATAGGCTTTGGCTTGTTCTGCTACTGACTGGTACTTATCTGCTTTGTACCACTCTGGGACTTCACCTGCACCCTTAATACCTTCAGCTAGAAAATACTCGTTCTCACCCAACGTAGGTGCGGCATTGTCTAACAAGGTATCAGAAGTAGCTTCTTGTACTTCGGCTTGTTCTTCGGACATATTAACCTCTTACTTTAGCTTGTTGTATTAAATTGATCACATACTTCACCACGCCCGACTCACCATTATGATAAGCGGCTTCGTAGTTTACGTTCTGTGATTCAAAGGGGGTATCGTTGCCGTAGATAAAACGAGACGTTAAATCTTCAAGGACTTTCTTTCCTTCAGGCGTAGAGAAACAGCCATTATATGCCTTAGCAAGTTCAATGGCTTTTAGTCTCTGTTCTTCTGCGTATCTAGACTTAGTTTCCGTAGAAGCCTTGTCTATTTTATTCCAACTCAAAGTGTAGTCTGTCCTTGCATTGGTTGCTCACCTTTCGTAGCACCCTGTTCAAATGCTTGCGCTCCTGCTTGCATTACTTGCTGTTTCTCAGCATCACTTCGTATTAGACTTGCAGGAACTCCTGCCTTCTCAGCAACCCATGATGCAAACTCTTCAGTCTTCAGACCAATACGCGCCTCATCTGGACCTGCTGTTGTTAATACAAACTGTACAGCTTGTTGAACATTGAGTATATCTTCAGCGTCCTGCTGTCTTGCTAGTGGTGACATGAATTTAATATCAATGTCTCTACCATCTAACTGTAGTGGCTGTATAAGCCCTCTACGAGTTAATATAGCAACAACACGCTTTATAATAGGGATTAATACTTCAGTTTGCAAGCGACCAAACGCAGAACCAATACGTTTTGCTAGTTCACGCGCTTCAATAGCTACTTCTGTAGCTGATCTAACTGCCCCTGTTGGGTCACGCAGATCATTGAATAGCGCTTTCTTAATGCTCATTTGTAGGTCGTTAATAACAAATTGCGACAACTGCAAGTTTGCACCAGTGTCTAAGCGTCTTAACGATGGATTAGCATTGTTGTTAGAACCAACTGGAATAACAACTCCGGGGCTTATGCTGATATTGTAGGGGTTTGTAACGCCATCATCAGTAGCGGTATACATACCTGCAAGGTCGATTGCCGCCTTTTGTAGGGTAAACTCTTTAGCTTTGTTTAGCGACTTAACATCAGGCAGTGCTTGTAGAGCAGGACCACGACCACGAATCTCACCTGCTACTTTAGAGTAACGACCTGTTACCCAAGGTGATGACTTTCCGTAATCTTCAGTCCAACTTAATGTATCTTCTTTACCCACCCACAAACAACCGTAATAGGTTTTAGATTTTGGCAAATAAACAACGCCCTCATAGGCTTTGACCATAGTGTCAGGCTTGTCTTTGATTACTTTAGCCATCGATGGAGATGCCTTAAATCCTCTCCACTTGCGAGGCAGGTCTTTTGCCTTGACTTCAAATCTACGCCAGTGTGTCTCTACATTTCCCTGTGGACCTTCCTCAAATGCAATACCCTTCTGCGGGATAGCATTGAAGACAATAGGCATATCATCGTCTTCGTCTTCATCAATACGAAGCGTACCTGTACCAATCAAAAGGTCTAAGGCGTGTTCATAGAACTGTGTGGCAAAGTTAGAACGGTTGATGTAGTCAAAGACTTCTTCTGCTTGCTCTTCAAGGTTGCGTCTGATGTCTTCTTCTGAAACGTCAAACTGACCTGTTTGTAGTAGTTTAAGGACACGCAGTGATGGCTCGAAGGTAGCCCAACGCGACCAGATAGGGGCTACGTTTTCTTGTAGCTTACTAGCACCTTGTTGAATAGCCTCAAGCGCAGTAGAGTCAAAGATTTTATCCATCTTCTTCTGCCCTGCAACTGTTGTCTCAAACAAGTTACGGTTAGGCAGGAAGTATTCATACGCATCATCAAGGGTATCAGTCCAGTGTGTAGCGCGTTTAAAAGCGTTAGCTTCGCGTTTTTTTAGGTCTTGGATAGTGCCAAGTTCAGATGGTATCTTCATTATTTACGCCCCATTCGACTTTCTATCATTGCATCGTATGCCGATTTTTTAGGCAATATGGTTGGCGCATTGCTATGAACAACATCTTCTTGTTTCATGCTAGTGTCAGGTTTAATACCGCCCAATAATGACTTAACGCCTAGCTTACTGCGAGCCTGTGCCTTTAACATACGCTCTGTTCTGGCACGTTCTTCACGCAAACCCATTAGGGTGCGCTTTTCTAGGGCAAGTTCTTCGGGGGTTGGCTCTGGTGACTTTGGTCTGCTACCCATTGTTCTTCCTCATATATTTGTACAGTTGATATGGTGTCCAGATAAAGGGGTTTCTTATCCCCAATATCTGTTTTGTGTGCCCTACACAAGTATTGAGCATGAACAAAAAGCGCTTACACCGTTTGGGCTTATAACTTAATAGAATATAATTATCGTCAATTATACCATTTTTAGCATCAATCGTGAACAAGTCGAAATCATTCGTTGACTTTCCGCAAATAATTAAGCGATTTACAGAGGGTTTTACTATAAAACAGTGCCGAATACCCTTTTTTAGAAAGGGACTCCACCAGTTGTGTCTATCGTTAGTGAATGCGACAAATACCTCAGAAGACACTGAAGTTCACCTTGGCTTGGGTAGGTTTAGTAAACTTGCCAGTAGCGCGTAGCGCTGAACGACCTTCACCTTCCCCTTGTAGGGCGTACTCAAGTGCTTCTACAGGGTGAGAGTATTCATTTTTATCTGGTTCGTCAGTGTAGTGTTCGCCTGACTTCTGTACTCTACGGTAGCAGAACCCACCTTGTAGACCCTTACGGATCATAGATGCTTTAGGTAGGACAATGAATCGTGGCTGTCCATCCATGCACATCTCTTTCATGGGTACTTCTAGGGCGGCTCTACGCTTTAGAGGGTCGTTAGTGGCTGTGGGTTGGCATGGGACACCTGCCGCACGAAGTATCTGGAATGGTGTATCCGAGTTGGCTTGGTTTTTATTGTTGCCAGAAGGATCACCCCACCCTTTGAACTTGTGATTAGGGTACTTTTCTTCAATATATCGTTTAAGTGTTGGTGCAAAATCAACAGCACCAGAGTCGGTAAGAACCATTTCATCGAAACATATCCATCTGCCTATGGCAGTTCGTTGTATAAACGCACACGCAGGTGTACGACCAAAGTCCATTCCTAAGACGATAGGGTAGTCAAAGGTTGGCTCAAAGTCATCCATGTGTTGGCAATGGACGCTATCAGTGTACATAGGATGCACAGGCTTACCGTTCGATACAAATCCATATTCATTGGCTAAGTTTACCTTTATCCAGTCATCAGACTTACCATTCAGACCGCGCTCATAGTAGCCATCGGGTAGGTTTTTTAAGTTTTCAGCGTTAGGGTTTATCTTCCACTCTTCACCATCTTTGTACACGCCACCTGCCTGCCTAAAAAATGACCAATCTTTGGGTCGTTCAATCTCAGCAAGTTTGAAATACCAGTGGTCTTCATCAGGGGCGTTAGAGTCTCCTAGCATTCCATGATGCGTAGGCTTGATACCTTCCTTCGGTGAGGGGTAACGACCATGACGTAGGTCTAACATGTCTAAAACTGCTTTAGAGTGCTCTTTCGTCTCGTTTAGCCACACCCAAGTACATTGGATGCCCCTTGCCTTTTTAACGTGTTCAGGGCGGTCAAA